CCTCAAAAATCCCACATTGATCTAAACGATCCCAACCTTCCCACTGACTTCGGAATGGATGACTATATCCTTTCCCGTCTGATGGATGATGTTATGCTCGTGGAATATTGCGACCTTGCCCAAGGAACCCAAGAATCGGGGGATTTTGTCCAGCGTGGTAGTCTTCTGATTCCCGTGGCAAACGTTGATAAGATGTGGCGCAAGGGTAAGGTAATCCTCAAAGGACCGAATGTTCTCTTCACGGAAGTTGGGGAGATTGTGGTGTTCCCCAGCGGAATGGGAAGTGGTGTGAGTAATCTGGAAGTCAAAGGCTACGGAAAAGTGAAGAACGGACTGTTCTTGAATGAGCAACGCATGTTTGGCGTTTGTGAAGTGAATGAGACTAATAAAACGGACTGAGTTACAGCGTTTGCTGAAAAGCAATATCTGTGACCTGATGTTTGTCCGCAGAAGACCGGAACGCGCTCCCGGAAGACCGGACATTCGCCAGATGCTATGCACAAATAGCTATGAGATTCTTCGTTCTGAAAACGGATTGAGAACCCTTCAGTATCAAGGTTCTCTGGAACCCAAGAAGATCAATGAACGCCAACACAATATCGTGGTTGCATGGGATATTTTTATGCAATCTTATAGAAACATATCAATGGATATGTGTTACCTTGTCCAACAAATGCCAGCGGATGATACGTTCTGGCAGTTCTTTAATGAAAAAATCTACCCCATGAGTGCCAACGAAAAGATGCGATATATGGATATCGAATTGAACCTTGACCCCTTTCCAAAATGATTAGAATTGAAGAACACCTAAAACAGTTAATTTTCCGTGATGTGAAATTTGTGTTGAATTCCCGAACAATCAGGGAGGGAAAAATACAAATGTTCAACACCAAGCAGAATTTCGTGAAATTTAAGATCGAAGAAGGAGGTGAAATCAAGGAATGGGAAATCTCCTATCCTTATGATATCAAGTTCACGGACGGAGGATTTATCTTTGATTATGCCCTGAGTGCGTTCTGTCCCCGAACGGAAGAGGTGTATTGGAAAATGCGGATGTTGAACAAATCGGAAGCGTCCAAATTCTTTGACAATCATCTCTACGTGATCACAGGTTGACATTGGGTGGTGGCGGGTTATCATGTCCACATGAAACAGCGCGATATTGAAAATATTCAGAGAATTTTGATAAATGAGTCCCCTTGGGGACATGGAGTAATGGGAGATGAGTTCGAGAATGAAATGATCTCCCATACTTTTGACATGATAAAGGATTTTGAACATGTTGGGGAATTTGAAAATACCCAAATTTACTATAAAAATGAGATGGGAAATGGTAATTATTTTTTATGGGGGGACGATGAATTGGCAGCTTTTTACCAATTTGATCTGTTCAGCGATAACATCTCAACCAGATCGACTTGGAACAATAGAAAATATAAAGGTATTTTGAGAAAATTTTTAGCTGAATATATTTTACCAAAATATGAAGTAATTGAAAGCGATTATCGAATGTCCACTCACGCATTTGATATGTGGAAATCTATGTTTATTGAATATCCTAATTATGAATTTTATGCAAAATATCCAAATGGTGAAATTAAAGAAATAAAACATTACACAGATTTTATAATCTATAGAGAACCATCCTTCAAAGGTAGGTATGAACACACAACTTTCGTAGCAAAATATAATGAATAATCTAATATTAAACTTTCCAGAGGGATTCAATCCCCGTGACAAACAAGCCAAAGCCCTTAATGCTATTGAAAAAGCATTTGAGAATGGTAAGAAATTCGTAATCGTCCATGCCGACACGGGCGTTGGTAAAACGCACTTAGCAAAGACACTTGGTAATGTATCCAAAGATGTTCCCGCAGAATTTGAACGAATCGTGAGAAATTACAGCATTTTCAGTGATGAAGGGGCAACATTGGTGTCAGATATTGAACCCTTTGGTTGCTATGCCCTGACAATCACGAAATCACTACAAGACCAATATCAGATGACCTTTGATGATACGGGAATGCTGAAAGGTAAGAGCAATTACCAATGTGATGTGGATGACACCCTATCGGTTGATGTTGCTCCCTGTATCTACGTGGCAAACCAGAAGAACGAATGTTGGAAGGCGAATCGCTGCCCTTATTATAATAATAGGAATGACATGCTGACTTCTAAGTTCTCCACGCTGAATTACAGTATGTTCTTTTCCCTTCCCAACCATCTCAAGACAAGACAGGTGATGGTATGTGATGAAGGGTCGGAATTGGAAGAGCAATTGGTGAGCCAATTCACATGTGAGGTGGACATTCCATTCCTGATGAAAACGAATACTCTGGTGACACCGTTTCCCAATGATGATAAGAACAAGCCCAAGGTTCTCTCATGGGTGAACTCCCTGATGGAAAAAGTCGAGACATCTTGTGCGGATTACAAGGAATGGTTCTCATCCAATACCGCCAAGAAAGACATCATCACGTTCAACAAGAAGAAACAGGAATACACTAAGCTGACAAATCTTTTTAATTCTCTGGGATTACTTTCTGAATCTTTCTATGACAGCGATTACATCATTGAGCGGGTGGAATATGGTATCCGATTCATTCCCCTGAAAGTGGATGTCCTTTCCAAGCATCTGTTCTCCCATGCAGAGAAAGTGGTGATCATGTCTGCAACGATTATTGATCCTGATGCATATTGCAAATCTCTGGGAATTAAGGATTATGAATACATCCATGTGGGAACTGATTTCGAGCCTGAGAAATCCCCGATTCATATTATGGCTAAACAAAAGCTGAATTTTAATAATTTAAAGACCATGCTTCCAACCCTGATGAAACAGATTGAGGGAATTCTGGAACACCATAAGGATGAGAAAGGGATCATTCACACCCACACACATTTCCTGACTGAATATATTCAGAATAATGTTAAAACAAATCGTTTTCTGTGTAGGGAAAAGGGGGTGAATAATGAGCAGCTTTTGGAAATGCATGAGGAGTCCGAAGAACCCACTGTTCTGGTGTCTCCCTCCATGACCTACGGTGTTGACCTGAAAGGCGATCTGGCGCGGTTTCAGATCATCCTGAAGGCACCGTGGCTACCAACCAAGGATGTGCGTGTGGAGAAGCTGATGAAGCTTGACAAAGACTGGTATGGAAACCAGATGTTGAAGACTCTTGTGCAAGCGTGTGGGCGCGGTGTTCGCAGCGAAGATGATTTTTGTGAAACATATGTGCTTGACGGATCGATTTTCGATGCTATAAATAGGAACAAGAAAAAGCTGCCAAAGTTCTTTCTGGATAGATTTAATTAAATATGAACACTTTTATAATCAACGAATGTCAATTGGGTTACTCACACGACTTTTATCAGTTGTTTACCAATGCAACAAGTTCAGATATCAACAAACACAATATCTTACCACACCGAGCATCTTGGGTAAAATTTTCAGAAATTGTTGAGAAGCTTGGAAAAGAAGGATTCTTTATCAATTATTATAAAATAGAACCATCTAAATCATATCAGGAATATTTGAAATCGGATAATTTCATTCAATTGAAATATGGGAATTATTAATAGGAACAAGAAAAAGCTGCCAAAGTTCTTTCTGGATAGATTTAATTGAATATGATTGATATTAATAAAATTCCAATTGTGAATCCAGCACAGCTTGAAAAATTTTTAGAAGGAAGTGTGAAAGTAGAAATGGAATATCCAGAAATATATAAAAAGAATAAAAAGAATAAAGTGAGTAAATTAAAAACAATAATCGACAAATCGTTGGAAAGCGTGTTCTGGGTTTCCCATTCAGGAAAATTCCTTGGCTCTTCCGACTACCCCCAAGAATTTGAGCAGAAATTTGGGAACATCTCCAATGTGTCTCTGTCAATAGATGATTATCTTTTTGACAAACAACAGATCGACAAGATTCACGAGTTTCTGAAAAAATGGGGATTTGATGTTACACAACAATTCAAGATCAATGAATACAACACGGGATACTATTACTGTGATGATCTGACGCTTATGGTTCGGGCTACGTTCGGTATGCCGGAAGATAAGGTTGAGAAGGAGGATGATGATGATGGTCCAGCATTTGGAGTTAGTGCAAACAATGGGATTTCTATCAGCTTTTCTCCGCTGGTTAAGAATCGGAAGATGATTGAGGACTTTTTGAAGGAATTTGTTGATGGGGAATTTCTATTTTTACCAGCTTCGGAGAAGAGCTTTTATATGATTGCTCAGACGCAGCATGGGTTGACGAAGCAGAAGACCAATTTCTCAAACATTGAGATTAAGGATAATCGTTACGATATCTATTATGGCTCAAAATTTCCATACGATAAATTCAAAAAGTTCATGAAGGATGAAAACACCGAGAGTCTTTTACTTTTACATGGACCTCCCGGTGGTGGAAAATCGAACCTGCTGAAGAACCTTATCATGGAAGCGGAAGAGGATGTTATCTATGTCCCTCCATCCATGGTATCGGTTATTTCATCTCCCGGATTCATTTCTTTCATGTTACAAAACAAGAAAAATTTTCTCATCATCGAAGATGCGGAGGAGATTTTGTCAACCGATAGAAATTCTGGAACCAATAATTTGCTGGGAATTTGTGATGGATTTCTCAAGGATGCGCTCCAGATGAAAATTATCTGCACATTCAATTGTGATCTGAAAAAGATTGATCCCGCGCTATTGAGAAAAGGTCGTCTCTATTTTGAATATAAATTTGCAGAGTTGTCCATTGAAGAAGGACAGAGATTGGCGGATTTTTGCGAATTGGATATCAAGATCGATAAGGAAATGACACTTGCTGAAATTTTTAACCATTACAAGGATACTAGCGTGGAAAATTCGTTTGTGGAAAGGTCTATGGGATTTGGAAATTTTTAATAATATGAGCGACTGTTGGATTAACATAAGAATTGGAATTTGGCATATTCAAGCCAAATATGGATCACTCTGGAAATGGCAAATTGGTAAAAATCCATATTGGTATAATAAGAAATGGATCAAATACCCCATCGCTTTCTATGGCATTGATTTGAAAGGTGGGTGGGAGAGGCGAAAGGATGGGATTTACCCATATTCCGTCCCTAAGAATATGCCATGAATTTGGAATTATCAACTTCAAGATCAGATTGGAAAAAATCAAAGACTTCCATAGGGTGGAAGAATAAAAATGGAGCAATTCACATTTTATGCCCATTCCACGACGAAAAAACACCATCTTGTGTGATACATACCAGAACTCCAAAATTTTTTCATTGTTTTGGGTGTGGTAAATCAGGAGGTATTCGGGAACTTTTGCGTAGATCAAAAAATACCAAGAGAGTTCTGAAAAAATATGTAATTTATAAATATTCAGATCAATATGCTCTTGACAATCCAGAATTTCCGTTTTAAATAGAGACAACTGAGTAGTTTCGATCACCAGTTTAGTTCCAAGCCCATCTCCTTCTACGGGATGGGCTTGTTTGTTGATTAAATAAGAAGTAGTGAACGATTACAGCTATTTCTTCGAAAATTCCCAACTCCTCAATATGTTCGTTGCAGCGTTTGATGATGCTTTCGTGTATCGTTATGACGCTCGCACAAGGCAAGCAAAGGAAAAGATTGAGGTTCGCTATGTCAATGGACCGAAACATCGTGTTCTCCATGACCTGAGCGACAGAGCCAAGACGCTCACCCTTCCCGTGGTGACGATTGAGCAAACATCATTGGCTCGTGATCCATCCCGCATTCACAACAAAGATCAATTCATTTATCGAAAACAGTTGGATTCCACCAACCGGATGGCTAAAATCCCCCAGCCAATTCCGGTGAATCTCACTTTGGAAGTGAATATCATCTGTTATTTCAAGGAGGATTTGGATCAAATCATTCAGAATTTCGTGGTGAATTGTAACCCATATATCATGGTGTCTTGGAAAGTTCCTGAGAAATTCAACATGCCGTTCATTGATGAGATTCGTTCGGAAATCCAGTGGTCAGGAGATATTTCCTATGAAAATCCCAAGGACTTGTCTCCTGATGTGAAATGGAGAATTTCTGCTTCCACCTCTTTCACGGTCAAGGGATGGCTGTTCAAGGATTACAATCAGACCCAAGCACCGATCTATGTGGTGAATGCCGATTTCCATGCTCTTCCGTTTAGTAGTCGTTTTTGCGATTACAATCTATTTGATGCGATTAGTGCGGAAGGAGTTCAGTCAGAAAGCGTATCAATCAGCG